GGGTGATGAAGCAAGAATCACTCAGCCTGTCCGGGAAAGGCTGGTCCGCTCACGCAACCGTCGGCCGCTCAGGCAAGCGCGGCGTCTTTCGCATCTCGGTACACGACTTCCACCGAGAGGGTGTCTGCGTTCATGACGTGGACCCCCTGGGCATAGTAGAGGGCATGAGGGGCAAGGGTACTGAGCCTGAGCCCGACGGGACGGAGCCGGCGGCGCCCGACTCCGACCTGGAATCAGATGAAGACGAGACTTCCGACGCCTCCAGGGACGCCTTCGAATAAAGCTGAATCACGCTCTCAGCTTAGGAGGCCGCGGGTTTTAGGACGCCCGCGGCCTCCGTCTTTTGCGCACCCGTAGCTCAATGGCAAGAGCACCGCCTTTCTGGGGCTCCGAGCCGCAATTCGGGCGGCGATGGCCTGTTCGAATCAGCCCGGGGCACCCTACTATGCGCAGCCCATGGCTAAACTTCTCGCGCTCTTCCTCGCCACCGCCGCGGTGTTCGTAACCCTGCCCGTTCTTGTCAGGCCCTCACCCCCGCCCCCGGATATCGTCCTGATCATCGTGGATGACCTCTCGCGTTCGGACCTGGACCTGATCCACACGCCGAACCTCGACGCCCTCGCTGCGTCCGGGGTAACCTTCACGCGAGGCTACTCCATGCCGACATGCGCACCGACTCGGTGGTCCATGCTCTATGGCGAGTTCAACCCGAGGCACTTCCGGTCCGAATGTCGCGACAACCCGACGAACCCGTTCCCGCACCCCCTCGCCGCTCCGATTCTCGACCCAAGCCGCCCAAACCTCTCGAATGTCCTAACTGCCGCGGGTTACACCGCTGGGTTCTTCGGGAAGTGGCACACGGGGTCGGTCATGAGTGGGTGGCAGAATGCCCCGTTGGAGGTAGGTTTCACCGCGTGGCGAGCCGGGGGCCCGCCGCTTCTTTCTGCGAGCGGTGGGGCTTGTAACAGCTTCGGATTTTACGACTGGCAACGGGTAGACGATGGAACGATCACGCAGGAGACTGGATACGCCACTAAAGCTCAGGTGGACGCGGCCATTGATTGGGCTTCCGGCACTCCGGGCCCAAGGTTCGCGATTGTCTCGTTTCACAGTCCGCACATACCGCTACATCTACCTCCCGAGGAGGTGGGGCGAACCGATCGCGAGCAGTTTGAGGCCATGGTTAGAAATCTCGACGTGGAGGTGGGCCGCCTCCTTGGCGCGATCCCGGACGACGCTTGGGTCTTCTTCATCGCAGACAACGGGACCTTCTCCGGCAACGTCGCCCCCGGCGTTGACCCCGACAAGGCCAAGCGGACAACCTTCGAAGGAGGAATAAATGTCCCTGTACTCGTTCGAGGACCAGGTGTATTGGGTGGACGAGAGTGCGGCCGACTGGTTTGCACTACAGACATTCTTGCAACGCTCGCTGAAATCGTCGGCGCTCCTCCTCCCTTATGGGCTGAAGACTCGCTCTCTTTCCTCCCGCTGGTTCACGGACCCACCGGCCCACCCACCCGCACCATCGGATACGCAGGCCACGTTCGAGACGACGGAACCGAGCACGACGAGGCCGCCTTTACGGAGAGGTACAAGCTGCGCCGGGTCTTTGGCGTGGAAACGCTCTACGACCTGAAGGCCGACCCTCTCGAGGAGAACCCCCTGCCCGCCGGCGCGCTGCCCGGGACCTGGGCGAAGCTCTCCGCGTTCATCGACGCCCAATAAAAAAGCCCCGCAGCCGTGGGGGCGACTGCGGGGCGATGAAGCGGCTTACCCTGGCGGGTCCTGGCGCCGCTCTGGCCAGCAGGATACTAGCATGCAGGCGATGGAGAAGGACCCCAGCAGGGCCGGCACGCGGTGGCTCCATATGCTGATCCCGAAGATGAAGCGGGCGGCAAGGTCCATGATGACGAAGTAGCCGACCGTGGCGGATAGGAGGATTGCCGCCGTGCGGAACCCCAAGTCGCAAATGAGTCTTCTCATCGGTTGAACCCCCTGGCGAACTCCCACCGTTGGAGCGCCCCGAGGAGACGCTGCCGAAAGGCCGCGTCCGCTTCCTGTCGGGCCGCTAGGGATTCGAAGGCGCTCGCCATCGCCTCTTGAAACTGTGTCTCCTTGCCGCGGGCAGGCTGCAGGACATCGGCCAGCTCTAGCGGCTGCTTCTCGTTGCTTTTCCGCCGCCCCACCTAGTAGCGGACATTCTGGGTAGCGGCCAGCGGGCGGTCTAGCTTGGCCTGGAGCAGGTCGGCGTCCAGCTTGCGCGTGAGCGTGCGGTGCTCCTCCTCGCGGTCTTCCGTGTCGTCGATCCTGTCGAGCGCCTTGGAGACCATAGCCTTGGCCTGCGCCGCCTGAGTGTTTGCCCAGAGGATAAACCCTGCCGTGATGACCGACCCCGAGACGGCCAGAATAGAAGCGACGGGCACGGCGAAACTGGAGTTCCCCGCGGCGTCGGTGATGTGAATAAATGTCTCTGCGAGCATTGCTTTCCCTTCTCAAGCGGGCAGCCGGATTGCCGCCCTGCTTTTTCTCTATCGGAACCCGAGGCCCCGGAACTTGAACCCTTTACCGGTCAGGTAAGGAAAACTGCGCACAAACCTCTTCCTGGGGGAGGCTTTTCCACCTACCCTGAAAGGATGGCTAAGCGCAAGAAGAAGGTCTCCCGCAAGAAGAAGGTCTCCCGCAAGAAGAAGGCCAAGCGGGCCGCCCCCCTGGCTTTCTCCGTGCCCGCGGCTGAAATCGAAGCAAGCACCTATGAGCGCCGCCGATGCCCGCGCTGCGATGGAGCCATGCCCGCCCGCCAAGGCTGGCGCCCCGTGCCCGATGCCGGGAACTGGCGCCGCCGCGTCCGCCGCTGCGAAACCAAGCGGTGTGGCTTCGCCGAGGTCTTCATCGAGCTCCCGCAGGGGGACCTCGAGGAGTACGTACGCGTACATGAGATCGTGGCTAGTTTCCGCCAGGTGGTCACGTCAATGCAAATGACAGGCACCCCCGCCCCGAACCTGTCGCGCCCCCTGCGTAAGCTCCTCGGGCTGGCCAGCTGATGGACCGCCGCCGATTTATGACAGGGATGCTCGCCGCGGCCGGGGTCGCGGTCGCGCCGCGGGCGGAGGGTTGCGAGCGCCTCTATTCGGATCAATGGGATGAGCTCTGGTTCTTCGGTGGGGACGAGGAGGACAAGGGCCGCACCTTCGAGGACCTACCCATCGTCCAGCGCATCGAGCCCATCCGCTTTATCCACTCCTACCCTTGTGGCCAGTAAGCCCCCCTGCGCCAAGTGTGGCCATCAGAGGGGCGCCCCGCCCTTTCTGAAGCTCCCGGCCTCCCCGTCCTTGCTCGCCTATTTCTTCGCCCGCTATACTGCCGGCCCTGGATTCACGCCCTTTGAACTAGAGAGAGGCCTCTCCGTCCGCGGACTCAGGACCTCGGTGGATATCCGTAGCGCGCCACGCGAAACCCTCCGACGGAAGTAGGGTTTTCCCCCTTGCGCTCCTCGCCGAGAGGGCGGACCATAGAGTTCGTCCCGGGGGCTTTGGGAGGTGGATCACCTCAGGGACACATCCCTAGTCCGATCCGCCCTGAAAGGGAGGCCCATGCGCCTCTTCGTCGTTGTTCTCGCCCTCTCCCTTGGTGCTCACGCCCAGGGGCTGAGCATTCCTCCCCCGACCCTCCAAGGCGTAGACGTACCGCCCCCGGTCCTGGAGGCTGACCTCTACTCTTCTTTAGGCCTTGGCGGCTTCTCAAGAGCCACCGTCTCCGGCCTCGGAACCATCGGCTACGTCGGACCGGCGGTAGTTCTTCCCGCGACGAGCGGCAACGGGGCTATCGGCGGGCTCTCCTCCGACTGGATGAACCGCAACGCGGCCACCGGCACGGTCCGCCGCATATCCGTGGAGTCCTTCACCGGCAACGGGGCATCAGCCGGGGATGCCGCCGGTGCCCTCGACGCCCTCGTAGAGAAGCACGCCGCCTGGTATCCGCCGAACTACACGCCGCCCGAGGCGTTCACCACCGGCAATAAGAAGCTGGGTCGATCGGGGCCAGGTCCCACGCGTACCATCCCGTGGGATTGGGAGGAGGTCACGTCGCTTCCCATCACCAACAACGAGGACGGTCAGGAGGGCGGGCTCGATGCCGGCTGGCTCCACGACCTCGACGGGGACGGGCCTCTGAAGCCGATCAACATGCGGGCCTGGGTCACACGCGGGACCGGAGAGTCCACCGTCGGCATGACCAAGCGGCTCGGCCGGATCGTCCGCGCGGCCATGAGGCGCTTTCCTCCCAACGTCAGCGGTACACCTCAGAACCCGGGCGGCGGCGGTTAGGACTTCCCCCGCCACCGGCAGCGCGAAACGCTCTCTCGCGTGAAATAGTAGAGGCCCCGCAGACCAGCATCTGCGGGGCCTCTTTCCGTTTGAGAAGGTCGGACTCCGACAAACCCGCAGGAGGCTCGGAGGTTCGGAGCCCTACCTCTTTCGCGTCTTTAAGTATCTAGCGCGCCGGGGAGGTGGCCCTTTCTGTGCATCTCGGTGCCCCTATCATCGGATGCTGAGCCGGGCCCGCTTGAATAAAAACCTCCTTTTCTTCGCCGATGCGTAGGGTTACCGTCCCTTCGTGGCACGAGAAGGCAAGGTCGTACGCGTAGGGGGGAAACTCTTTCGCCAGAGTTATCAGCCCTATGGGGTTGCCCGTCAGCTCTGGCAAACCACCGAGCGGGAGATCCTCGCCGAGTCCGGGGCCGGCACGGGAAAGACGCGCTCAATCCTGGAGTGGGCTCGATGGGCCTGCGAGCGACACCCCGGCACGCGCGGCGTCTTCTCCAGGCTCACCAAGAAGTCGATGCGGGATACCGTGCTGCCCGAATGGGAGGACGTGGTACTCGGCCGGGGGCACCCCATGCTCCACGGGACGGCCTCCCGCATGCACCGGGAGAACTACATTCACCCCAACGGGTCGGAGATCATCCTTCACGAGCTCCAGAATCCCGATCGATTCCTTTCCGCACAGTATGACTTCTTCATAACCTTTCAGGGGGAAGAGGTCCCGAACGACGAGGTTTACCAGAAGGCCCTCACCCGACTCCGTAACGGGGTCCTTCCCCACCCACGCGCCATCAACGACGTGAACCCAGGCGTCCAATCGCACTGGCTCAACGTCCGCGGAGATATCAAGCTCTGCCGCCCCTGCTACGACGGCCGCGGAGAGCCCGGGATCCCCCAGGTGGTCGAGATGGAGGTTTCCGGGGATATACCCACCTGCCCCCGCTGCCACTCCTTGGAGTACCGGCCCCAGCTCCTCCGCCTTCTCTACCGACACGAACACAACCCCCGGTGGTTTGACCAGGACGAGCGCGTCTGGACCCCCGCCGGCAAGGAGTATGTCTTCCTCACCCTGGGATCCCTCCGCGGGGTCCAGCGCGAACGCCTGCTAAAGCACCGGTGGGTTGCCGAGGAGGGGATCATTCTCGAGGAGTGGGACCCCAACATCCACTACGGGGGCGGCCAGCTCTTCCCCCCGGAAGCCGACCCCACGGAGAACGACTGCCCCCTCTGGCGCTTCCGCATGCCGGACGGAGAGACCTACACGTTCGAGTGGTTCGGCGCCGGCGTCGATTGGGGTTTCGTCGATCCTGGCGTCATCACGGTATGGGGCGTCACCGCGGCGCACGAGTACGTGCTCATTGAGGAGCATTGCTGCAGCGGGAAGCAGATCGAGTATTGGGCCACGCTCGCCGACCAGCTGCGAGCCAAGTACGGCATCCGCTGGTTTGCTTGCGACCCCTCCCGCCCCGACTTCATCGAGGCCTTCAACAAGAGGTTCGGCGGGAAGTTCACACGCGATGGGGCCTGCCACGCCCTCTCCGCAGACAACACGCTCCGCTCGAAGCCGAAGGCCAAGGGGAAGGACCTCGTGGGCGTGGACCTCATGCGGGAGGCCCTCATGGATGAATCCGGGGTCAGCCGGCTCTACGTGTGGGCCGACGCGGCCAGCCGGATCGACAAGGAGCGCAAGCGGTCAGGTCAGCCGGTGGTCTTCCGGGATGAACTCCTCCAGTGGACCTGGGCGAAGAACTCCGACGGGAAGACTCTCGAGAAGCCGGACCCCAACGCCGAGGACCACATCATGGACGCCACGCGGTACTTCCTGTCGCTGGCGTGGCTCACGCGCTACCGAAACTCAGACCGCGCCCTGAAGTACCTGCCGGGGACCGTGGGGCACGCCCTCAATTGGGAGGAGCGTCAGCGGAAGAAGCGCAAGGATCGACGCCGGAGACGTGGGGCGTGATCTCCACCCGGCGGTTCTCGAAGTCGGCTTGCACGTCGATATACCGCTTCTCGTTGTCCAGCTTCCACTCCAGCCGCGCCAGGTCCTTCCCCAGGCGCTGCTGATTCCTCAGCACCCGACTCAGGCGGGCCAGGCACGCCATGGCCAGCACGACGACGACTCCGACGAGTACACTACTTATTACGGGCATCTCGCTTCCGTTCCTTTACGTGGAGGTTCTTCCGGGTCGAGCGTAGCCGCTCGTACTCGCGGTAATTGGGGTTCTTCCTGAGGTACAGCCTCGCGTACAGCCGTTTGCATTTCATGCAGACTCGCGCGCCGGTCTTCTTCACGTAGGTATTCTCCTCGGTGAACTCATGCCCCTTGCGGCAATGCGTCATTTCCGCCTTCAGCCGCACCTTGTGCTGGTATTGCTTCCAGGCCTTCGCCAGGTCCGGGTCGAGCTCCTCCAGGGTCGCCGACCACGTAGAGCTCTTCCCCGTCGTGAGACACATCCCCGCCATGATCACCGCCCAGCGCCAGCCCAGATCCTGGCGCATCACCTGACGGAACACCGACTCCGTGGCGTGGTTCTCGTCGCGGACATCCCCGCCGCACCAACAGCAGGGGCGCTGCCCCGTCAAGCCCCGGCCTTCTCGCGCCGACGAACCCTCGCCGCCTTGCACGGGTTGCACATCGCCTCCCTATGGGCCGGGCTACCCCCGGAGCACTTCCGGTCCGGGTAGAACTTCAGGCGCCGCCCGCACGCCGTCTTTGCCCAGAAGAGCCCCCCTCCCGCGTTCTCCAGCCGCTCGTCAAGCAGGTGGAAACGAAGCCTTGTCGTCGTGCTCATGTACCAGCGGTCCGACGCATTCATGACCTCCAGCCTACACGAAAAAAGCCCCCGGTCCCCTCTTGCGAAGAAGGACCAGGGGCCAGCGCGAGCCAACCCAACAGGCGCTACCTGCCCAGCCTAACGGCCCCGCTCTGATAATCAGCAACCATCGCCGCTGCGCATTCCGGCGTATTCACCCACATCCCAGCGGTGCCGGCATGCCAGAGACGGAAGCCCATCCCGCGGCGTTGCTCCGCCCAGCCGATAAGCGTGCCGGGTGCCCCCTCCACGGGGATCAGCACGGAATCGCTGTCCGCGGCCTCCAGCTCGGCAATCGCCGCCTGAACCGCCGCGAGGTGTGCCCCGCCGCGGATAGCGCGGGCTTCCTTGCTCCACGAGACCGAGACGAAAGTGTTCCCCCCGCTCAGGATGTCGCCGAACCCGTCGCGGTGGATTCGCTCCTGCCGCAGGGCGATAGCCTCGATCGCGGCATAGTCGGCCGTGGGGTCCTTCACCCGTAGGTCGAGGCTCCCCGTGCTGCGGCAGGTCCGTACCGATACCTGACTCGCCTTCAGGCCCATTTCGTTTTTGAGATCCAGTCGGATCTGCGCTGCGTCTACTTTGCTCATGATTCCCCCCTGCTTGATGTTTGCTGGTCTACCGTCCCTCAGTCTCCCCCATCGGGATAATTACCCCGCGGGCTGAACCCTTCCCTGGAATTACCTGCACCGGAAGCCGCGTGCCCTCCCCGGGGTCCGATGGCGCCCACCGCAGCTCCACCACCTCGGCGGAGTCCAGGCCGCGGGCCAGCTCGAGAAGTTGCCGCGGACTGATCCTCAGCACGCAGTCGGCCTCGGTGGGCTTCACGACCAGGACGCCGAGGTTCACCGTGGGGGCCATGTCAGCACCGCCCAGCGCCCAGGTTCCCACGACCTCGGGCACCTGATGCTCGCGGACCTTCGACGCCTCGACGCGCCCCTGGTTCCCCACGCGGCGGATCCTCAGCTTGACGCCGTTACGCCGGTTCCCCTTCAGCAGGTCCCGGATAGCCACCGCGGGGATCAGATCCTCGTTCTCCAGGCCGTCCCCCTCCTCGAACTCCACGGCGATAATCGCGAGGATCTTCTTCCCGTCCGTGGCTCGAAGCTCCGCCGCCGTCCCCCCTGTCCTGTACTGGACAAACGCCGAGGGCTCCTCCTTGCCCCTCCCCGCCACCTCGTGGATTTTGTGTCCGTGCTCTAGAAACATCGCTTTCTCCTGCTGGTATGTGGTTGTCGATCGCCGGGCTCGGCTCATGCGCCGGCCCGGGTCAAAGCCCCCATCAGCCGGCCAGGGCCTGAGCCACAACCCCCATAGCCACGCGGCAGTCGATCGCGTTACCGATCAGACGCCCCGCCAGCTCCCGGCCATCCGGAAGCTGGTAACCATCGGGAAAGCTCATGCCCCGGCTCAATTCTACAGCCTCCAGTCGGCCACGCGCCAGCCGCGGCCCCTGGAGCCGCCCAGGGCCCCGAGGACCACGCCGGCGCTGTTTGCCACGGTATCGATCTCCAGCACGTCCACGACCAGCTCAGGCCGGTAGTCACGCTTGGCGAGCGGCTTCGCCGGCCCCGTGACGCGGAAGGCGTCCAACGCCCACAAGGTCCACCACAAGGGCGCCAACTTCCCCGACACCGTGCACACGATGCGCACGGCCGTCTTCACGCTCGCGCTTGCCCACGAGGCCCCCGTGTACCTTCTGAGCTACGAGGGACTCGTCCAGGACCCCGAGGCGGTCGGGCGGGACCTCTTCGAGTGGCTCAGCCTCCCGTGGGTGGCGTGGCCTGTGGAGGCGTACGCGAACCCTGAGACGCCGGAGCGGGGGCGTCTGTTCGACGGGAATCGGAAGTGGCTGGACGCGCGGTCTGGTGGCTCAACAGGATGACGTATTCAGGATCGTCGATGTGCCTGCGCGCCCGGGTGTGCAGTCCACGCGCCGCGTGCCCCGAAGGCCGTGAGAGAACCGTGGCCACATCGCTCCAGGCCAGGTGAAAGAGCCCGCGTAGCATGAGCACCGAGCGCCCTTCGACCTCCTGGTTCCAGAGCAACTGACACCCCGGAGGCTTGAGGGCCACGAAGTTCTCGAAGTGCGGCACCAGGATCAATCCGAAATCGTCACCGGCCCCAGCGGTCTTCGTCCTCTTATCGTGCCCCTTGCGCGCACTCAGGAGGTGGTTGCGGGCTATGCCCAGAAGCCAGGCCCGAAAGCCCCGCTCGGTATCCGCGCGCATCGAGCGGATGGCCCCGAAGCAACAAACGACCGTATCCTGGAAGACGTCCTCGGCATCCACTCCGTGCATCCCCATGCGCAGTGCGATGCCGCCGATTCCGGAAACGAGTGCGCGACGTGAGCGTGAGATCAGTCGCGCCAGAGCGTCTCCGTCCCCCAGACGGGCGAGCTCCAGGTCGAAGTTCAGGTCATTTAGTTTCTGTAGATTCTCTTTCATGCGTTTGCCATTATCCACATCATGATCATGAACGGGCTGGCGGTGGGTCCGGAGATGACGATCACGTTGGTGTGGATTCTCATCGGGACCACCCCCACGAGACCGTCAGCCGCCAGGTGCCGAGGTGAAAGGCTACGTACTTGAGGCTCTCGCAGCGGGTGAACACGTTCTGGAAGATGCCGAGGGCCGTCTGGCCCTTCACGCGGCGTTGGAAGTGGACTCTCATCGGGAGGCCCCCTCGCGGTACGTAGCCACGCGGACCCTCACGCGGACCTCGATTTCAAGCTCCGCGGCGAACAGCTGACGGCACTCGTCAGCGGCGAACGCGGCGGACTCCGGCGAATCGCAGCGGTCGAAGCCGACCCATTCCCCGGTCTGGTCCTGAAATTCAACGACCCATTCTTCTACGGTCATCTGGCTTTCCCTCTCAAGGTCGGGCACAAAGCGGATTGCTGGGGCCCTCACACCCGATATCGGCCCCCGCCACCTCCAACCTGAGCCCCTTCTGCGGATTCCTTGAAATTCCCACGGGTTCGCCCTACGGTCCCCCCATGCTTGCCACCGGTGCCCAAGCCCTATGGCGTGAGATCAGCAACGCCGAAGAGCGGCGTGACTCGAAGCTGCGATCCCTTGAGGCTCAGATCAAGCGATACGCCGGCCCCTGGTATGACGGGTCCCCAGCGGACGACGAGGAGCCCGACTACGAGAACCATTCCTACGAGGCCATATCGGCGTTTGTCCCCTCAACCGTGGCTCAGAAGCCCAGGGTGAAGATTTCGACGCGCCGGCCGACGGCCCAGAGGGAAGTTGCAAAGGCAATCCAGGGTCATGTGAACCGGTGGATTAGGGACTCGCATTTCAAAGACGTGCTGGAGCACCTAGCCGTGGACTTCCAGTTCCGGTGGTCCGTGGCGCTCGTCAGCGTGAAGCCGCGGCCGGAAGCCTATGAGTCCGATGACCCGCTGCTGACCCAGCAGGTGGACCGCATATCGCCGAAGGACTTCTGCTGGGACGCGATGGCCCCCGAGCCGAACAAGGCGCGGTGGATGGCGCACCGGTACAAGGTGGACCACGCGGACTTGATCAGGCGGGCCCGCGCTGACGCCAAGCTGCCGGAGGATGAACGCGAGGGATGGAACGTGGAGGCCGTCGAGGCGTTGACCGCCGGCATGGCGAACGCCCGCGTGAGCGACGCCGCGGGCAGCGACGAGCGGGACTACCAGCTGGACCGGCAGGAGGTCGAGCTGTACGACATCTACATTGCCGAGGAGACGAACCACGTCGAGCAGGGCCGCGGCGAGCAATACACGCAGGCCAACGGGTTCGCCGGCACGCTGCGTACGCTGGCGGTCACCGCGGCCGGGACGCCGCTCATCAGCGGGGGCCACGTCAAGCAGCTTGAGGGGGACGGCGACGATACCGGCGTGGAGATCCGCAGCCCGCGGCCGTACTTCGGCCCGCCGCAGGGCCCCTACGTCATCGGCGGCGCGTTCATCGTGCCGGACAAGAACGAGCCGCTGAGCCCGCTGGTAGTGACGCAGGCCCAGGCCGACAATCTGAACGCGTTCACGGCCTCGATGGTCCGCCAGGGGCTGAACTACTGCAAGAAGATCATCGCCTCAGGTATCGACAAGGACGACGCCGAGGCCATCAACGACGCCAAGCACGACCACCTTACGGTCGTCTCCAACCCGATCGACGTCCGCTCCCAGCTCCAGAGCTTCGAGACCGGCGGCATCACCCAGCAGCACGTCGTCATCGCCCAGTGGCTCAAGGACATCCTGGAGCGCGTCAGCGGGCAGAACGCCGCCCTACGCGGTGAGATCGAGTCGGGAGCCACGGCCACCGCCGTGAGCGAAGGCGTCGAGGCTGGCAAGGCACGCGCCCAATACCCTCAGGATAAGTTCATCTCGTTCGCCGAGGAGTGCCTGGTCCGTGTCGGCTGGTTCGGGTACTACGTCGAGCAGATCGTGGAGCCCCTCGGCGAGGAGACCACGGACCTCATCGCCGATGCCACGCAGGGGGACGACATCGGCACGGGGGGCGCCGTGGACCCCGCTCTGATCGGCGAGGGGACGGAGGCCTGGTTCTTCGGCGGGAACTTCGAGGAGGGCTCAGGCGGCACGTATGCCGACCTGGAGCTGGAGATCGACCTCTTCTCGATGGTCCGCACGTCGGAGGCCACGCAGCGGCGCAAGGCTGAGGTGATTACCGCGGTGATGCTCCAGCTGGTCCCGATGATGGCGCAGTTCCCCTTCGTGAAGTGGCGCGAGGTGGTGGACATGCTGGGGGACCTGGAGAACATCCCGGACCTCAGCGATAGCTTCGACTGGAAGGCGCTGAGCGAGGCCACCGGGGCTAACACGCTGGCCCCCTCCGCGCCGATGACTACGAGCAACGCTGGCCGTATCGGGCAGCAGGCGTCAGGGTTCCGCGCCGAGGTCCCGAACCTCGCACGGTTCGCTCAGACGTTGCGGCCTGGCAGCAGCCAGCAGGCACCGGGGCTTCGCTCCGGATCACTCAACGGGAACACCAACAGCGGCGCCGCAGGGCCCGCTCAAGCAATAGGGGCAGCATGAACCTCCGAACAGGCAACGCAGAACACGACGCTATCCTGGACCGGCTCCCGCGGTATACCTGTCACAAGGTGGTCCAGGCGGTGCAGATCAAGCTGATCGAGCCGATTATCGGCGATAGGGACGGCGCTCAGTGGCTCACGCCGGTGGAGCGCGGCCTGGGGCTGATCAAGCTGGAGGCCGCGTGGATCCGCCGGCACAACCCCGCGGTGGGCGGCTACCTCGTGGTGCAGCTCGATGGCCACGCGACGTACAGCACGGCCGAGGCCTTCGAGGCGGGCTATCGCATAGGGGACCAGGGCCCGAGCCCCGCTGGGGGCGTAGCGCCTGGCGAGATGGGCGGCGTCTCCATGGGTCCAGCCGCTGCGTTTGAGCCCCCTCTGGATCCCCCGGAGGTGCCCTCGTGAGCGGCGACAAGCAGCTGACCCGCTGGGCCCGCATGGGCTTCAAACGCGTGCTGATGTGGGGCTCGTGGCACGAGCTGCGTGTTCCCGAGCCGGGGAACGTCATCCAGGCCAAGTACGACCGCAAGAACCCGCGGAAGTCGTACCTCGCGGAGGTGAAGGCGTGAGCGGTGCTGACTGGAACGAGGACCGTAAGGCGGCGTGCCCCGAGTTCGCCTCGCTGGAGGCCCACAAGCGGCCGTGGATGCCCTGCGCGCCGAAGCCGCCTACGAACGCGAGCTGGCCGCTGACGCGCGTCAGGTCCTGCGCCTGAAGATTACCGACCTACAAGACGAACTACGCGAGCACCGCAAGTTGCAAGGAACCCTCTGATGACCCGCAAAGCTGAACGTGAAGCACGCCAAGCCGGCCGACATCGCTACGCCGCTGCCGACGTGACCGAGGTTCTCGTCGAGGCCCACACGCCGGACGCCTCCGATGAGCCCACGTCCGAGCCTGTGCCCCTGGCTGGCGGGGTATTCGAACGCGTGTTGCGTGCCGCCATGGGGCAAGGCTCGACGCCCGCCCCCCTCGACGAGCCCGACGGGGACACCATCGGCGAGGACCACGAGGACTAGGCTCAGGCCGGGAAAACCACATCATGGACACGACACGACGACGATTCCTCACTGGCCTATGCGGCGTGGCGGCCTGCGCAGGGCTCGCCGCGGCAGCTCAGCCGATGGTCTGCGAGCACTGGGAGCGGCGCGAGAACGGGGTCGATATCCCGCTGACGGAGCTGGAGCGCGCGGACCTCTACAAGCGACTGCGTGCCGACAAGGAGCGGGCTTTCTGGGCCAACGCGATGAACGGCGTGGAGGACCAGCTGTTTGCTGGCCCTGCGTTGCCTGGGGGGTGCTCGATCTGATGCCGCACTATCAATTCAAGGCTCGTGACGGCGAGGAGCTCGTGGAGTTCTTCGAGTTCAAGGATTGCCCCGAGGTGGGGTCCTACATCGAGCGCGAGGGGAAACGCTATCGCCGCATCATGTCCACGGGGGTCATGCTGACGGCTGCCCCTGAATATCACTTCAAGAGCCAGCAGGTGGGCGACCACGACGAGCTGGCGCCCCACCGGGACTCCGAGGGAGTCGCCGCGTTCACCTGCAAGGCTGAGGTGGATAAGTTCATCGACGCCTCACGCGGGAACATGGAGCGCGGCGGCATCGGCTGGAATCTTGAGGGGCGACGCACGCGGGACGACCGCGGCGAGGAATCCAAGGCCGCGAAGCTGGCCAAGCGGGAGCGCGCCGAGCTGAAAGCCCTCATGAGCGACACCGACACAACCGTGGGCGAAAGCCTCAAGCACTAAGGGAAAACGAATGGTATCCAACGTACCGGTAACACGAGCAATGGTCGGCGCTGGGAGCCGCGACATGGGCGATTCTGGCACCATGGCCCCCATCCCGAGCACCGTGCCGGCTGACCCCGGCAATGCGTCCGACGAGCTGACGTTCGAGGGCTTCGAGGAAATCATGAAGGGCCGCGGCTTCTCCGAGGAGTCCGACCCCATGCTGACCGAGATGGGGATCGACCACGAGCCCGACCTCGTGGCTCCCGCCCTCAATGACCCCGACGTGGAGGCCCCTGCTGATGTTGCCCCTCAGGCGCCCTCAGTTGACGCCCTGGCGGACCTGACGCCGCTTGAGCTTCTGGACCATCGGGACGCCATCGACACGCTGACGGCCGCGGGGTACACCGTGGACGAGCTGGCATCGATGAGCCCGGCGACCCACGTAAAGACCGCGCAGGTGATGCGTGGACATCAGGCCAAGGCCACGGACAGCTCCGCGGTGGAATCCGCGCTGGCCCCGACGGCTGAGGCGCCGGCTCCGTTCGACGTGAAGGCTCTCATGGAGGGCATGCGTGAGGAGCTGGGCGAAAAGACGACCGGCGACATGGGCTCGCTGTTCGAGAAGCTGCTAGGGCACGTTGACCAGCGGATCAGCAAGGCGCAGGACGACGCCGCGACCCAGGCCAACGGGATGCGGCTCATCGCTGAGCAACGCCTGCGGCTGGAGGGGGCGAACCCCGGCCTGAAGGACCGGCCGCACGTCATGGAGCGGGTTGTCGGCACCGTGAACGCGCTTCTCGAGTCCGGGCTTCACGGCTCGGACCCTGAGCACCTGTTCAACGTAGCTGCCGGCACGTACCGGCTGGACACCGAGGCGCGGGCCATGAAGCCGAAGGCCTCCACGCGCGACATCCTCGGCGGGCAGCCGAAGCCGTCGCGTCAGCTGGCGAGCGGCGCAGCGGGGCCGAAGCAGACCAAGGGGGGTTATACGTACGCGTTGCTTGCAGCGAGGCTCAATGGGCTTTCGCAGGAAGCAGCGTTGCAGAAGCTAGGACCGGCTCCCACCTCGTAAGGACGGCAGCCATATTCACAGGCCACTAACCCAAACCAGGAGTTATCGCGGTGGTCAATGCAACAATCAGCGAAATCTATGCTGATGTCTTTCTCACGACGGGTCCGTTCGTAGCGACCAAGAAAGAGAAAGTCGTCAGCGAGATCACTCGCCGCACGTTCTTCAACAACTACGTCATGAAGGGCTTCCCCAACGGAGGCGGCTCCATGATGGACATGTTCAACGGCGGCGAAATCATCCAGGACACCATCCTCCTGGACGAGTTCAACACGTTTATGCGCTATGACCCTGAGGACGAGTTCTCGTACCCCAGCGGTGAAGTGCTGACGAACTGGGAGGTGCCGTATCGCTATGCGAAGGCCCACCTGAAGTTCACGAAGCACGAGCGTCGGCATAACACCGGCGGGCGCGTTGGTGGCGGCATGAAGGGCATGTTCCACCAGTACAAGAACCTGTTCAGAACGAAGGAGCAGAACTTCTGGGCCAACGTCTGCAACAGCCTTGAGGACGAGTGGTTCAACATCCCGTCGAACGCTGACATGGAGGCAAAGGACGGGAAGATCCCGTACTCGCTGCCGTGTGGCGTCAACGACTACGTGCAAAGCTCCGTCGCCGGTGAGGATACCGTCGGCGTGACCACGACCGGGCTTGCCCCGGCTGGCGTTTCTGGCACGGCGTGGACCACGCTGCAAGGGATTGACCCCGCGGTGAAAACCAAGTGGCAAGCTCAGCACGGGTTCTACTACGACGTTCCGCAGGGCAACGACTGGACGGGATGGCCCGCCTTCTCGCGTCTGTGGAAGCGTCTGAAGTTCGGCCGTATGCCGAAGCGTGAAGAGCTGGGCGAGGGCGAGTCCTTCCCCGGCGCGATCTTCACGTCGGAAGAAGGCGCGACCATGTACGAGATTGCTCTCGTGGCCGCGAACGACCCGCTGAGTGCGGCGACGATGGGCCGCGGCAATGGCGCGATCCAGGGTCCGCTGATGTACAAGACGGCTCCCGTCGAGTACCTCGAATCGATGACCTCCGGCGTGTTTTACGCTGATGCCATCGCCAACGGAGCCACGACTGGGCCCGGCGGCGTGGGCACGGCGGCCGGTCGCGGCGCGGCTGGCGGTGGCGCCGGCGTGGCTAACTTCGTCCCGGAGTTCACGGACAGCGTGGACTTCGACGATGTGGCTCTCGTCGGGCAGACCTTCACGGTTGGCGGAACCACGTTCACGATCGGCACGCCCGAAAACCGAACTGGCCCCCGCTTCAAGTTCCTCAACAATGAGTATCTCCGCACCTTCTTCCCTGAAGGCGAGATGTTCGAGACGGTGAAGGTCAAGCCCTCCCGTCAGCCGCACTCCACGGTGCTCGTTACTGACATCTGGAACAACAACTACTTCCGCTCCCTGCGGCGCATGGGTGAAATCATCCCGGGCATCGCTCTGGGTCGCGTCGCCTAGTCCCACATCTCAACGAAAGGAGATTGATTCAATGACTATGGCAGTAACAGCCCGCAGGGGCATCGACACCACGCTCAACGAGCGTGAAATCGTCAACGGCGAGCCGGTACTCGGGGGCGGCTCAGCGCCCGTTGGGGGCATCGTGCTCTTCAACGAGTCCCGCGTGACCTCTCTCCCGCTCGTAACCAACAGTAATGTTGGGCGCGACGACTCGGGAAAGGTGGTCTGCATCCGACCCGTGGCCGGCGATGCTCTGCTCTTTGGCAAGTACGCGGTGATCGTCAACAAGGCCATCGCATCGGAGGGCAAGGGCTCTGCGGTCGTGACCGGTGATCAGGTGATGATCACCATCATCTTCGACGGCAACGAATCGGGGGGCGCTCCGGTGTCTCCCGCTGCGGCGCTCTACACGGGCGTGGTCGTTCCTGGCGCAATTACGGGCCAGAAGATCATCGCCACCCTCAACGACCCGTGGACGGGTGGAGCTGCGACTGGAACGGTCGCCTGCACCCTCCGCGGCGACGTTGGCTTCGGGAACATCCCGAACGCCTAAACCCGAACGGTTTTCCCGAACCTTAGGGGGTCTCTCCCGCTTCTGGCCCCAGTGGCTGGAGAGACCCCCGCCCTTCTTCTCTCAAGGACACTCCTCCGATGGCATGGACAGCAATACGAAACGGGCCCCTGATCATCGCATCGGAGGTCGTGCTCAACGACAACGACAAAACCTTCAGCATCTCCGACCTGCCCGACAGGCTCACCACGGCGAGGGCCCTTGAGCTGCTAGCTATCCGCATCGAGTACAACGCCGACGCATCGCCGGCCGCGGTACGTAACCCCATCGTGCAGATCCGCGGGCGTGATGAGGTGATCACGACGGGAGACTGCACCGTGGGCGGCGACGTGGACACGCTGATTGACACCGCCGCGTCGTTCATCTCCGACGGCATCATTCACCCCGGGGACATCGCGACGAACGTAACGGACGGATCCGTCGCGCAGGTGGTCTCCGTGGATAGCGAATCGACGATCACCACGACGGCCCTCACTGGCGGCGGATCCAACGATTGGCTCTCCGTCGTCCCTGACGTGTACTCCATCTCGACGTTCGACGTGTTCGCCACGTTTGAGTTCGGCGCATCCGTCGCGGCTGGCGCTCAGCAGGTATTCACGCTGGCGCAGAACGCGCTGAGCAACACCGGCAACAGTCAACGCACCGACCGCCTGCCCGACGGCATGCTGATCGGCCAGGCGCTGGATCTGCGCATCCTGGAGGTGCTGAATCAATCCGCGGCGGACGACATGATCGTTCACCTCCACCTCAAGGCGGCGTAATCCGATGACCCTCACTGTTGCGAAGCTCGACAAGTTCATCAGCCACTTTCTCGACGGCGAGCAGGGATCGCCCATCTCGTCGCGTGAGATCGTCAACCAGGTTGGTGAGTGGTTCGTGACTGAGAATCAGTGGGGGTTCAATCTGCGCCGCACGAAGCTAACGGTGCGGCAGAAGCTCGATTTTAGCGGCTCCTACAACGCCGAGACGTTGATCCTCCGCAAGGCTGCGCTGTTCAAGGACTACGAACACACGCCGGGGGACTACATCGCGCTGGAGGCGTTCGCATCCCTGCCGAACACCACGCCGGACGAGTACCGCATCAGGCGCCGCGTGGACGCCGACACCGTGGAGTTGGAGTCAAAGATCCACCGGAACATGATCGAGTGGACCGAGGACTACGACGACGTAGTAAACAGCGCCTATTTCACCGAGATAAACGGGCCGATCACCTACGTTACCGACACGTCGGGGACCACGGACCCCATCGGGGGTAGTAACGCCGAGGAGATCGATGCCAATAACGGCGGCGGTGTAGCGTCTATTGGGCGCGCATTTACGACGACGAGCACGCCGGAAAAGGTCACCGACAAAAAGGCGTACTGCTTCTCCATCCACACGAAGCAGATCCCAGCGGATACGCAGGGAATGCAGATAGCGATTGCCCACACTGGTGGTTCGAAGTCTGTTTCACTGGTTTTCAACACGACCAACGGTGCAGCCAACGCCCCCACAGTGGCGGGCGGTCCTTCCTTTGCAACGGGCTTTGAGACGCTGGCTAACGGGTGGTATCGGCCTTGGATTACAATCCTCTTCGATGCCCTGGACTCCTTGACTCTCACTGTGACCATCACTCCAAAAAGTTCCGCCGGAGGCATTGGCGGGCACTACTTCTGGGGAACGAGTTTCGAGGAGGTTGCGGACTTCAACGTAGGCCCGTCGCGATACGAGCGGCGCGACGACGATACGGGTGTTTGGACGCCAGCCACGCTCGCAGGCCTGATTCCTAACAACGTGATCGAGCTGCCGGCGGACCTGGCGGACGTTACGGCGATAGCCTCGAACACCGACACGCTGGACCACTTCACCTGGAGCGGCCAGCAGGAGATGGCGGAGCTTCGCAATAACACCCGGTTCTTCGAGAACTTCGGGCTGAGGGGGGCCATTGTCGGCTACGAGCCGACGGACGGGGGAGAGCTGAAGTATCGGCTGGAGCTTGACCGCGAGCAGTCCACGAGCGTGGACAAGCTGGAGATGCGATACATCGCCGGCTGGAAGCGGGTCACGCTGGACGACGAGCGGCTTCCGCTGCCGGCGGACGGCTGGCTCGATGCGCTGTTCACCCAGGCTGTCATGGCCTGGGCTGGCGGGCTGGATGAGGAGGACGATGAGCCTCTGCACTCCCGTCTGCATCGTCTCACGGATAGCAAGATGTGGACGCGTGCCGTGGGGCGCGACGCCGGAATGCAGCGGGATATGGGGCCTTCACGCGGTAGCGACATCCGCCCGCGCCACACGTCAGGCCGAGGGGTGTTCTATGACATCTCGACGGTCGCCGATTAGGGAAAACCAAGATGAACCTAGCTAAAGTCACGCTCACTCTCGCCTCACTCCCCGGACCCCTCACGGTGCACATGCCCGTGCCCCTGGCGAAGTCTCTGCTGACGTCGTGGGGCAGGGACGTCAGCGTGATTCAGTTCAACGGCTGGCAGCGGTCAGACGACGAGGGACACCCGGAAACGTACAGCGTGGCGAACCGCGACATCTCATACGTGCGCGTCTCGTGGCCTGACGTGGACGACGCCACGGCTGAGATGAAAGCCCTTCAGGAGGCCCACATAGCCCTCGATAATAGCCCCCGCAAAGAGATGGCTGAGTCCATGACTATAAACGAGGGGCTGATGCAGGCGGCCCGAGCGGCCGGCGTGGAACTCAACGATGCCTAAGCGCCCCACCATCCCCTTGGTCTTCCCCTTCGGGGGTAGGTCGGACAGCGCGGCGTTCAGCGAACAGCCGAGCTTGACGACCCGTGAGGCGGAGAACGTACGCGCCAAGGATCCGAAGTCGGGGCGCATGCGCGGGGCTCAGCGGAGCGGGATGACGGAGCTTGTCGCTCCCACCTCCACGAAGATCCGGGAGATGTGCAGCTTCTCCTACGTGGAGAACGAGGGGGTGGATTACGCGCGCCGCTCGACGGTGCTCGACGGGTGGGGCGTGGACGTGGGCAAGGAGCCTGCACACGTGGACGTGGACCGGCAGGGAAACGTGTTCTACCTGTTCGAGCCAAACTTGCTCGTGAAGTACAACCCCACCGGGACCAGGCTGGCGGACCTCAAGCTGCCCACCGAGAAGGGGCAAGTCTGCCGCGCCCTGTTCGTGGACCCGGTGCTGGACTGCATCTTCGTTGGCGTGAGCGCGGGTGATGATCACGAAGCGGCGAAGTTCTGGGCCGTACAGACCACGGATGACGGTGTGCTCAAGATCGCGCACGCCACGACTCCGGGGTTCTATGTTGAGGAGCTGCGCGTCTCCGGGGACAAGCTGTACGCCGCGTGCAACAACCCGATCACAGCGGGGGCATTCGTCAACGTGTACGATGGTCTCACCTTCAACGCGCGGCCTGAGCTGACACAGCAGATTGAGGTGTCGTATCCGATTCACGGGATCGACATCAACGACGATGGCGACGTGTTTGTAGCTTCAGGTACGGACGAGACGCACGTCGGGGATGGTTTCGAAGAGGTGGATACCGCGGCGGTTACTTCAGGAGCAGGTGGCACGGGCTACGTCGTGGGCGAAGTGCTGACGGTTGCTGAGGGTTCCCTTACTCCGCACAGCGGCACGGCTCACGCCACGATCACGGTAGCCACTGAGGCAGGCGGAGTCGTGCAGACGGTGACGGTCACTACGCGCGGGAGCTATGACCCGAGGGGTGCCCTGGGCCTGCCGACCAACCCGGTCACAACCACCGCGTCCGCTGCCGGCACAGGCTGCACGCTAGACCTCACGCTGCGGCGCGGCGAGGGCAACCTAGACGTAAAACTCCACCGAGGGGTTCCGTCCGCTTCTCCTGAGTTGCGCACGCGGATGGAGGACTGGACGCCGATGGACCTGGACGACGCCGAGAATCGTATCTGGTTCTGGTGGCGCGCTCGGGACATCACGGCGGCAGACACCGTGGGAGGTGTGCTCGAGGACGGTGCTGAGGTGGAGATCATGCGCGACAAGTCGGGACATAACCGGCATATGGTTCGCGCTACGCCTCCAGGCCAATCCGACCCTACCGGCGCCTACTACAACCTGACGGGCGGGCGCCCTTCTTTGCAGTTCCTCGGAATCAACGGCTATCAGAGCGCGGTCAACTACACAATTTCGAATCCGGCGGGCGGCACGCAGAAGACTATGTTGCCGGCTTACCGCGGGGTAGACGCTCCGGCAACCACGGGCGGACTGTACTGCATGTTCATGCTCTTCCGTATCTCGGGAGACCCGAAAGACGCGGACACGCCGACGAGCGACGTGGGCGCAATTATGCACCAGCCCAGTTCGGGCGGTCCGGGGACGCTAGGGCATTCGCTCTTTGTGAACAGGGACGATAACGCGACTCAGGATGCTACGTCGGGCTTCTTGGCGGGATATGTCTCCTACTACGCTCGCACGGACGCGACGGATGACGGCGCGGGTGGTATCCGATACATGATCGGATCGAACGCCCAAGCTCTCTCTGAGGGCACGGATCTGTGCTTGGTAACTGTTCTCTGGGATGGCGGCGTGAATGCGGCCACGCTTGCGAACGACATCACCAAGTCACTATTTCGGGTGAACGGCAAGCCTCAGGATAGAGTCACAGGGGAGAGCTTCCTTACCTATGGCGGCCCGGCGGCTACCGAGGGAACCACGATCGGGTTCAGCCCTCGCACGGCTGCGGTGGGGAACAACTACGTGGGCGAACTGTTGGAGATCCTCGTGTTGGATCGCCGCGAGCGCGGCATGTCTGAGCTTCTCGATGACGGGTCCAATCTGATCCTCAGCCACCATAAGATGGGCACGGGGGAGCTTCACGACGAAGTTACCGGCCCGCAGTCTGCTAACGAGATGACGCAGATTGAGGGGTACATGATGCACGCTGAGGGCGCGGGGCACCTCCTTGATAAAGAGGCGGACACGGGAGATGCGGCCGACCATCCCTATGGCCTAAAGGGAGGTACAGCTTTCGGTGGGCTCAACGACATCGTTATGGGCCCACCCACGTCAGGTAGCAACAGTCCACTTGCTGCGGCGGCGCTCAACCTGCCTCAGGTGGCGAAGTACAACGCCGCCGGCGAGCTGGTCTACGTGATCAACCAAGAAACAAGCGTCAATGATGGCGGCATCGGGTACGCGGTTCGCGTCAAGGATGGAGCGATCATCACCGTAGGTCCACAGCCGGACGAGATTATCGAGCCGCCTGGGACGGAGCTGGTATTCGCGCGCAAGTTTGTGGACGAGGGTGATTCGTTCACGGCTACTGGCGGGTGGAGTCGATCCTCCATTACGGGCACGCTGACGTTCTTCTCAAAGTATCCGCGCATCGACATCGATAAGTTCGGTACCGCCTACATTGTATGGCCCACAAGCGAGACGCAGGGGTACTTCGGAATCATCGATGACAGTGGATCCGACCTGATCGCTGTGCCTTCGTTGGAGAACCGTACGCCGCGTGTAGTGCATCACGATCCGCGCATCCCGGAGTATGGGGGCGACGTGATCGACTGCGCGCGGTTCGCCTACTTCGGCTTCTCCCAGAACTCCGCGTCCCCCACCGAGGAGGAGATCACGCGGCGGGAGCTCGTCGATGTGACGATTACGGCTCAGGTGCAGAGCAGGCTGCAGAGCCTGTATGTGCAGGGCACGGACCTGCGCTCGTTTACCCCTGGCGGGTCCACGTCGCTCATAGCGGCCGGCGTGTTCAACGCGGCGGGGACGGTGGTCTGCGTGCCGTTGCTGAACGAGGTGCTGTTCATCGACGGATCTACGTATCAGGTCTACAACGGACCCGATGCCGCGGTCTCCGTGCTGGAAAGCACGTCCGCCGGTGATGTTCCGCTCAACGCCAAGTTCGGCGTCTTCTGGCACTCGCGGCTGCTACTCGCCGGGTTCCCTGACGTGGGGGCGAAGCTGGTCGGCAGCGCGATTGGGGACGTACGCAATTGGGACGCGTTCCCCTCTCGAGAGGAGCTCGGGTCGGCTTTCCTGCTGAGCCTCAACGAGGTTGACGAGGCTCCGCCTGACGTGATCACGGGGCTTATCGATGCGCGGGACGACCTGCTCATCGTGGGTGGAACCCGGACGATAACGCGGCTGACGGGTGACCCGAGGGCGGGCGGCTCGTTCCACAACCTCTCGACGGAGATCGGGATGGCGTGGGGTCAGGCGTGGTGCAAGGACCGGCAGAACCGCATCTACTTCTTCGGGGTAAACCCGCCGGGGCTGTATGGCGTGGGTGAGAGCGGCGGCATTATCCCGCTGACGGACCGCACCCTGGAAGACACCGAGTTCCAGGACATCGACTTCTCCACCTCTCACATACGCCTCTTCTGGAACCCCCGCGATGATGGAATCCACATCTTCCAGTTCCCCTTCGGATCCGGCGGAAGCGCCCGCAAGGCCTGGTTCTGGGAGTACAGAACCCATGACCTCGTACAGCGGCCTCCCATCTGGACAGATACTTTTGGATTGCCCGCGGTGCAACCAACAGCCGCTTGCGTCCTTGCCGGAATAGTCGCTGACGAGAGACGGCTCGTGCTTGGTTGCGAAGACGGAGGTCTGCGCGTGTGGGATGCGGACGCAGGTTCGGATGACATTACAGCCATAGACTCGGACGTGCTCTTCCCCCCGGTGATCACTCAATCGGCGGGGCAGACGATCGCCGTGCGCGGGCTGAAGCTGTTCATGGGCGCGAACTCAAACGCAGCCCAGGTCAGGTATCACGCCTCCGCGGTGGCGGATGCTGTCGGGGAACAGGTTCAGGAGTTCGAGGTGGGCCCCGGCGAGAACCAGACGTTCCGCCGAAGGGTCCGCGGAAACAACGTGCTCGTTCGCCTGAAGAACGCCAAGCTCGGCGAGTCCTGGTCCTATGAGAACGGACACCTCGTGCTTCGCAGGCCTAGAAAACAGAGGGCTAGAAGGTAATGGGACTCCGTAGAAACAGATCCAGGAACACCGCTCAGGGTATCTCTCCGTCGCTTGTTGCCTCGGGAGGTGACCCCCGGGGGCGCACCGTCCTGCAGCGCCGAACGACCGACAGGGATGTGGATGGGAAGACCCTGGAGCTAAAGAACGGGAGGCTCCGTATCATGGCGGCGGACGATATCGCCGAACCCACCGCCGACGTGGCGAGTCTCCAGGCAACCGTTTGCGCCCTCTTACGGGCACTGAAGGGATAGCACCATGGTCTACGCAGCACTCATCGGGGCAGGCGTCAACGCCTTCCAGTCGATCCGCGCAAGGGACGAGAAGAAGAAGCTCCAGCGCGATGGTGAGCGCCTCGTTCAGCAGCAGCTGGGCCAGGAAAGCCTGTTCGCGTCCCAGCAGCGCCAGGCCCTGCAGGCGGGCATCGACGCCCAGGACAAGGGCTTCGCTAACGCGGGGATCGCCACGGCCAACATCGGGCGCTCCGCCAAGCGGCGCACGCTGGACCGTCAGGTCGAGGCTCAGTCTCGCGCAAGCCAGCAGCTGGCGAGCTCGGGCTTGCTGAACTCGTCGGTGCAGGCGAACCTCGATCAGGGCATCTCTGGAGCTACGGACCGCAGGCTCGCGGAGATCGACAACGGGCTTGCCGGCATCTTCTCGAATCTTGCGGTGCAGCGCGCCGGGGCGAAGTTCCAGGGGCAGCAAGCCTTGGCGAGCTTCCTCGGACAGCGCCAGGCACGCCGCGCCGGCATCGCGGACACTCGCTTCGACCTACTGAACACGCAGGTGGACGCCCCGCTAGTTGACGTGGGCGGGCTCGCTGCATCCTTTGGGGTTACCTAGCCCATGGCACGTACATTCCGAGTTCAGGTAAACGACCCCCTGGTTCAAGGGCTTGCCGGGGCTTCTCAGAGCGCGTCCACGGCTATCAAGCTGCGCTCGCAGATGCTCGCCGACGAGCGCGCGGAGCGAGACCAGGACCGCCGAGACAAGGCTCTCGACTTCGAGATTGCCCAGAAGCGCCGAGACTTCGACCGCAAGAAAAAGGCGCAGCAGGCCGAGCTCCAGCTGTCCACCCAGACCATCGACCGCATCGGTTCCAGGATTCCCGAGAACGAGAGCCTGGGGGCTGGCGTGGAAGGTCCGCTTCCGGAGGACGAGGATCGGGCAAACCAGCGCCGGGATAAGCTGCGCCAGGACATGGCGAACTTCGAGGAATTCGCCGGAACCCTGTCAGGGGCTACCCGTGAGCGCGAGTTCAAGCGGTTCGCCGCCGAGCAGAAGTCCCTGGCCATCGAGGACGGAAACATGGACGTTTCCAACCGGCTACGGGATGCCGTGGACGATGGCCTGTTTGAGAAGGACCCCGAGGTCGTCGAGGAGATGGCCGCAATGCTCGAGGAGGCTCAAGCGAAGGGCGTCATTGCGGGCGGCGTTGACGAGCACCTGCAGAAGCGCAGGAAGATCAGGACTGAGGAGACCGTGCTCCTCGGCCAGTGGGGTAAGGGCATTGAGAAGGCCAAGGCGGTGCTTGCCCTGGTTGACGACAAGGACGTGCGCTCCGCTATCGAGAACGAGCTCGCCTCCGTCGAAAGCCTGTCCGTGCAGAGGAACAGGGACCCCGAGGCGTTCATGAGGAAGATCCGGAAAATGGTTCTCGATGACGAGGACGCGAAAAAGGAGGCATTCCGTGGCACGCAGTTCGACACGATCACCGGCGAAGAAGAAGCCGAGCGCAAAAAAGATTTCGTCCAACCGGGCGAAGGCGAAGAAGGCATCTCCTTCACGGATCAAGTCAGGGACCGGGCGGACCGCGAAGCGCGGGGGGTACTAGACTCCCGCTCGTTCGCCGACATTGCCGTGGTCAAGCGTAAGAAGCTCACGCGAGAGATCGAGGAGCTCCTCTCCGGTAAGCGCAAACACACCAAACCCGGGGTCTTCGGCGTCCCGGTGCCGGTCACGATGAAGCCCACGCGGGAAAACCTGCAGGCTCTATTTGCTGACGCCGGCGTAGACCCTCAATCGATTCCCCCAGAGATCCGCCGCAAGCTCATCCGCGCGATCAAGTTCGGCGGCTCAAAGGAAAACTAGATGCTCCAGGAAACGACGCCCGACATTTTCGACGAACTTCTGGGCGCCGTGCAGGAGCGCCCGGATACGAACGAGGAGGCTGTAGTCCGCGGCCTCTCCAACGCAATTGGAGCTGCCGGCTCGTTCCCTGCTGGGGCCATCGAGTTCCTCGGCATCGTTGAGGACAAAGTGGGCGACGGCCTTCGAGCCTTCTCCGAACAGGCTGACGCCCTGAGCTTCCTCGACCCCCTCGGCGAGGACCTCCAGGCCCGCGGCGAGGCTCTGCGCACGGCCGGCCAGGTCATGAGCAAGGCTGCCGTCGAGCTCATCGATCAGCCCGAGTCCAAAGCCCGCGGCGGCCTTGCCGGCTTCCTCTCCCAGGACTTCGCCTCGGCTGGGGGGTCGCTTATCCCTCTGCTGGCCTTCGGCGGAGCCCCCGCCCTGGGGATGCTCATGAGCGGCGCCGCCATGGGCGCTCAGGAGTACGCCGAGCAAGAGACCCGGGACCCTGACGACGAGCTGAAGATGTGGGGGGCCCTACTGGGCGGTCTGGGGCTGGGCGCTACCGAGTGGCTCCCTGTCTCGAGAATGCTGACGAGGATCAACGCCCGCTCCGGAGGCCAACTGAAGCGCATCATGGTGGACCGGCTGATCGACGGCGGCGAGGAGGCGGCTCAGGAGATGTTCCAGACGTTCGGCTCGAACGCTATCGCCAAGTTCATCGGCGAGGAGGACCGCGACCTATCCGAGGGCGTTCTCCGCGCAGGGACCGCCGGCGGAGCCGTGGCCGTCCTTACAGGGATCGCCGGCTCAGGCATCAACACCTCCCTGGGGAGCACCGCAGGCCGATCCACAGACACCGACTTCGGTTCCGTCGGCACCTCTGTTCCCGGCGACCTCCCCCCGGGGTTCCAGGAGGTGAAGGACCCCAGCTCCATCGACAGCGCCCCCATTGGCTCTCTCCCGAGACTTCAGACATCCGGCGGAGATGTCCGTCGTGGCAAGGACGCGGCTCCTGGAGAGCCGGAGGTGCCCGCTATCCAGTACATCGATGGGGGGATCACCATCGAGCAGAGCGAGGGCGAGGTGCAGTTCATCCCGCCGATGGAGATCGTGCAGCGCGCCACGGCTCAGGGGCTCGTGACCCCCGAGGAGGGCCGCGCGATGGCCGAGGCGATCAATGAGGCGAGCCCGACCGAGGCGCCTCCGAGCGTCGTCGTGGACGAGAACGGGAAGCCGTCGCTCACTAATAAGCCCCCTGTAGCCCCCGGGGCCATCGAGGATCCGAAGACCTTCCAAAAGCAGATGTTTGCCTCTCTCGAGGGGCTCCGAAAGCTCGGGTTCATCCGCCTAGCGAAGAAGGGCAAGTTCACCGACGTAGACACAACGGACCCCGAAAGCCTTCCCGATAGTGGGAAGCGAGCGGCTCCGAGGGAGATCGAAGAGGGCCCCGAGGCTCTGAAGGCGCGGGTGCTGAACACGGGGGACGCGCCGGCCTTCATGTTCGACACGTCTTCCAACCCCTTCCCCGAGGTGGAGCCGGACATCTCCGACGGGACGGAGCTCTCTCCACCTCGCCCCGACCCGCTGGCGTCAATTCGCGGGCTTCTTCCCCAGAAACCCTCCGAGGAGGGTAGGGTAGAAGAAGCAGCGGGCGAAAGTGATGGAGACCCCGCTGTTTTGACCGCCGCGGCCCCTGCAGAGGAGGCGGCTGGTCAGGAGACGGGCGCGCCGGGGGGTGAACCCGTCTCCACCTCCACCTCTCTTGACGAGGCCGCCGAAAGCGACGAGCGCAAGAAAGCCCGCGAAACCGCGCGCCGAACCAGGGACACCGCGCGCAAGGGCGGATTCGTCGTGCCCCCGAGAAAGAAGAAGGCCCCCAAGGAGGCGAAGCGCGTCAAGCAGGCCAGGAAGGCGCTGGCTCTCTTCCAGGGGTCAACCGCCAAGGAGCTGGAGAGCAACACGGATGAGGGCCCCCGTGGCCAGGTCATCCGTGGACTCCTCGACGAGCACGGCAGCCGCGAGGAGGTGATCAAGGCCCTCGAGGGGGAGGTCACCGCGGCGGCTACGGTCGAGCCCGTTGCGGCGCCTGAGCCTGCCGCCGAACCCGAGCCGGCCCTTCCCGCCGCTACGGTCCCCCCCGGTAGGGCTCAGCGCATAGACACCACGCCGCCCGTCCTGCCGACCATCACCGCCGACACGACCAGCGAGGCTAAGGTGGAGAACCTCTCGCAGGCCGACATCGACGAGGACTTCCTCGCCAAAGCTGCCGAGGCTGGAAAGAAGGGGGACCCCGAGGATGAGATCCAGGTGCTGGGAGCCGGCATCATGCCCCTCATCAAGCTCCCCGGTATCGAGGCCGTGAGGCGCTTCTACCGCAAGAATCTCCGCCCCAGGGGTGACCGCCCGGAGTCGCTCGACAAGATCAAGCGCCGCTCCGAGAACTGGTACACGGGGCAGATGGAGCAGGTTCAGATCACGAACCAGACGTTCGAGCGGGAGATGAAAAAGGAGTTCGGCTCGAACGCCAAGGACGCCGACGTGGCCTCACTTATCGACGACGCCCTGAAGGATCCCCTCAAGCGCGGCTCGATCAAGAACAAGAACATCCGCGGGCTTCTGCAGAAGATGCGGGACCACATCGACCTCCTGAGCCGAACGGCGGTGAGGGATGGCGTGGTCGAAGGGCCCATGGCTCTGCGCTTCTCGGAGAACCAGGGCTTCTACGTAACCCGGTCCTTCCGAGTCCACTCCGACCCGAAGCACCTCGACAACCTCGACCCGAGGATCCGCAACAACTTCAAAGCCTTCCTGCGCTCGGAGTACATCTCGAACCGCCGAGCCGAGGAGATCCAAAAGAAGTTCTCCGATGCTGCCGAGCGTTCCGTGGGGCGTCAGCTGAAGGCCAGCGAGCAGCGCCGGAAGCGCCTTGAGCAGTTCTCCAAGGGGGAGCTAAAGCAGATCGTCAAGCGCGAGAAAGCGGAGTTTTCCTCCCTCAAGCGCCTTGCCGAGCGCATCCGCGTAGCATCTCCCGACCAGCGCGCGGCCCTAAAGACCGAGCTCAACGTAGCTATCCGCGAGTTCGAGGCCGGAGTGAAGCGGAACCGCATCGCTTTCGAGAAGAACCTCGCGAACCCTGACATCATCGCCGGGGGCCAGCAGGCCGCTTCCATCGTCGCCGACGCCAAGCGGCAGCAGAAGGCCGCGATGGACAAGCTCCGCACGGCCGACAACGCCCGCCAGGGAACGCTGAACAATCTCCTGCGAGACCTCCGCGAGCCCAGGCTGGCCATCAGTACCGCCCTCCTGAAGCAGATGGACGCCGCGGCGACGAGCGCGACAAAGGCTCTGCAGGCGGCCGGCTCGCGGCTGGATAAGCGGATAGCCACGGAACAACGGAACACGCTGAAGCGCATCAGCGAGACGAGGTTCCGCGGGCAGGTCAAGGCCGCGGTGCGGATCAAAAAAGAGTCCGCGCCTGTCGCGTTGACCATGACCGAGGCCGAGCTCGATGGGTTCATAAACTCGATCATCAGGAAGCGCCAGCCCGGAGAGAACCCCCTCGCTGCCCTCTCGCAGAAGATCGCCGGGTCGAAGCAGCTCGGCACCCTGAAGCGCCGTCGGGAGCTGGCCCCTCAGTGGCTGGAGCTCCTGGGGGAGAACCGCGAGGTGCGTACGAACTACGCGACCTCCGTCGCCAACATGGCGCAGCTCGTCACCAACCACCGGTTCCTAACGGAGGCTCGAGAGGCTGGCCTGCAAGGCGGCTTCTTCCACGAGAAGCCCATCGTGGTTGACGGCATCTCCTACGACACCCCGGTGGGTGCGGCCGACAACCCCGCGCTGATCCCCCTCGTTGGGAAGAAGGGAACCCTCTATACGACACCGGAGATCAAGGAGGCGATGCTTGACGCCTTCTCCAGCACCTCCCTGCCGGCGATCGTCAATGGGGTGATCAAGGCCAACGGCTTCGTGAAACTCAATAAGACCGTGCTGTCGGTCATGACGCACGTCAGGAACTACATCGGCAACGCCGGGTTCGCGCTGGCCAGTGGACACATCAATCCCGTTTCCATAGCCCAGGAGTCAGCCAAGGCCGCACGGCGTACGACCGCCGAGGGGTCCACCGCCGATAAGGTCTTCGGCGTTCTCTCCGGCAATCAGACCCGCCAGCAATGGGAAGCCGAGTTCACGCGCGCGTCGGAGCTTGGCGTGGTGTCCAGCGGCGCGGCCTCCGGCGAGGTGCGCAAGCTGACGGAGGAGGTCTGGGGTGACCGCAACCAGGACCCGGCGTACCTGTACGCGAACAAGATGGAGCGCGTTCTCCGTCAGGGGATCGACAAGGCCTCGCAGTTCTACCAGCTGGGGGATGACGCCTGGAAGCTCAACGGGTTCCGCCACGAGAAGGCGCGCATGCGCAAAGCGTACCCCAAGGAGTCTCAAGCTCAGATCGAGGAGCGCGCCGCCGAGCGCGTTCTGCTGACGTACACCGACTACAGCAGGCTGCCCCGAGCCGTGCAGTTCATCCGCCGCGTACCCTTCGTCGGAGCCTTCGTTGCTTTCCCGACGGAGATTGTCCGCATCTCGGGAAACACGGTAAGGCTGGCGAAGTCGGACCTCAAGAGCGGGAACGCTGAGCTTCGCAAGCAGGGGGCTCAGCGGATGATGGGGGCGCTCGCCGCGGCGACTATCCCCCAGGTGCTCTGCGCCGCGGCTAGAGTCCTGTCCGGTCTCACCCGAGACGACGATGAAGATGCGCGCATGTTTGTTCCGCCGTGGTCGGAGAACTCATGCCTGATGTGGATGGGCCGCGACGAAGACGGCGTGGCTGAGTACATCGACATCTCGTACGTGGACCCGTTCTCCTACATCAAGAAGCCCATCATGGCCCTACTCCGCGGGCTCAGCGATGGGGAGATCGACGACGCGGCTCTCGGGGCTCTCGGCGAAGCATCGGAGCCGTGGATCGGCGAGGACATCATGTTCGGCGCCATCACGGACGTGCTTCGCAATAAGAAGCCCACCGGGGGCCGCGTGTTTGACGAGGCTGCATCGTGGGATGACAAGGCCCTGGAGATCGGCGAGCACCTGATGCGAGCCGCTGAACCCGGGACCATCTCCAGCGCCCGCCGCATAGCCAAGGGGCTGAACGACGAGGTGGCAACCTACGGCAGGAAGTACGACTTCGAAACCGAGATGTGGGCGGTCTTCACAGGCATGCGCCGTCAGAAGTTCGAGATCAGCTCCAGCCTCTCGTTCCTCTCGGGGGACTTCCAGAGGGATTGGAACGACTCATCACAGACGCTCTCCCAGACCCTGAAGACGGGGACTCTCGAGATGTCGGACGATGAGATCCGGGATGTCTACGAGCGCACCGAGGGGCAGCGCAGGGAGGCGTGGAAGAAAATCTACAAGGCCTCCCAGGGGGCCATGTCCCTTGGCGCTACCCCCGAAGAAGTCGAGGAGGCCCTCAGGACCTCCCTCTCAAAGAAACGCGCCAGGTCGATCATGGAGGGGCGCTACGAGCCGTATGTCCCCTCCTCGTCGTTCATGCGGACATCCCTGAAGCGGGCCGACCGTGAGCGCGCGGACGAGTTCCAGCGGAGGATAGAGGTTCTCCGCGGCATTGCGGACGAGGCCGAGACCGTGTATCTACCGGAAGACTAGACCCCGCAAACCCAAAGGAAACACTGATGAAAGCTGGATTCAAAACTACCGAGGCCATGTTCACCGCTGCAGCGATGGGTGGGTCCTTCGTCATGGCGGCCGGCGGGCTTCACTGGGGGCACAGCCTGGCAATGTGCCTGGCCGCGGGGATGTACTGCATGGCCCGAGCCAGGACCAAGAAAGGGGGTGATGCTTGAAGCGGCTTGTTCTCGTCATGGCCCTCGCTACCCCCTGCACCGGATGCGAGGGGTTCAGCAACTGGGTTCGTGACAATCAGGAGACCGTCGAGGCTGGCGGAGCGACCGTCGGCCGGCTGATATCCGCCCCCCTCGGCCTACCTCCTGGGCTCGGAGAAGCTGCCGGCATGGCCATCACCGGATGGATCCTGGCGGCGATGGGTGCGCGCAAGAAGGCCTGACGACAGCCCTCTTGCGGAAAGTGGCCTTCGTGGGAAATCCTCCCCGCGGAGGCCGCTTTCGTAGTATAAGTGCCGTCATGTATGTTGACCAAGAACGGGCTCCGAACCCGGTAAAATCGGAACAGATATTCGTCTCCATGTGCGTTGGGCGCGCGTGGGAGCGCGGCTGGATGGATCAGGATGAGACCACCGAGCTCAGTGATCGCATGGAGGTCGTGATGAAGCACTCCGCGAAAGCGTGGCGCATATATCAGGCCGCGGCGGCAGCCTACGCCGACAGCCTCACTAGGCCTCAGGTGGCGCCGACCCCCGATGTCGTGTTCATTCCGGACCCTCCGGCTGGCATCCCTGACGTAGACCGAGCGACCACGCTCGCGATCCTCATGGACCGCATAACGGCAGCGCAGAACACCGCCGAGCTGCGCGCAGCAGCGAACGACGCGAAGACCTTCGGCTTGACCCCCGACGAGAAGCCGATGTTTATCAACGCGTACGACGAGCGCCAGTCGATGCTGAACAACCCGGTGCCCCACTCGGAGGTCCACCTGGCCGGCACGCAGCCGGCGCTGCCGACGATGGACCGCAATCCGCAGTACACCGAAGACCCGGAGGCGAGCCATTGAAGCCCGACTGCCACATCCTGGGGACGCTGGTCTCGCAGGAGAACTTCCCCTACAAGAACGGCACCATGATGGGCGTCCGCGCCATGATCATGGTTACCGACCGCAGGACCGGACCGGGCGGCGTGGGCTTCTTCGACGAGGAGCTCATGTACGAGATAGCGGCGTTTGGCCAGCAGGCCGAGCAGATGCGCCTCTACCAGCCGGGAACGCATATGAGCTTTTGGTGCGACCTGAGCGCGAAGCAGGGCCGGCCGCAGGTGCCCCAGCCTGGGCAGCCGCCGAAGCCCCCGCGCTGGTTCCTTGACCTGAAATTCAAGGGCCCGTCTCCGATGCAGCAGGAGCCGCAGCAGCCTCCGCCGCCGCCGCAACAGCCGCAGTACGCTCCGCAGCCGCAGTATGCTCCTCAGCAGCCGCCGCCGCCGCAGGCCCCACCGCAGTATGCTCCGCCGCCCCAACAGCAGCCTCCGCAGCAGCCGTATGCCCCACCGCCGCAGACGGTAAGCATGCCTAGCTATGTACCTCCGGGGGCTCCGTTGCCGCCGCAGATCGACGAGACCCCCTTCTAAGGGAATGACCGATGCCCGAGCTCGAAACGCAATCCATTGCCATACACCCCGTCCGCCCCAACGTACGCCTAGCAAGGCGCCGGGGGGAGCTGGTCCTACAGCAAGGGATGGGCTCGGGCCCCGTCTACAATTGGGTCCAGCTGGCCACCACTCGCTCGACCCCCTGGCTCGGCTGGCTCATGGAGCTTGCAGCCCAGGGGGCCGAGGGAGCTCAATCTCCAGCGAAGAAAAAACCGGCCGCTTCTCGCTCGTCAAAGAAGCGGGGGTCAAAGCGAAACCGCGGGGGCGCCAAACGTGGAGTTTCCCGCCCGGCTTCGTCGGGACCTTCTCCCAAGCCCATATCTGGAAGCGGTTCCCAGCCTTCATCCAAAGCACTAGCGGATGGATTGGCGGCACCTGCCCCCACTCTTTCTCCCCGTGCTTCTTCGAGCGGTGCTCAGCCAAAGTCTCCGGCCAAGAGGAAACGACCTTCCGGAGCTTCGTGATGTGGCCGGAGGTCTCGCCTCCCTTGCCCACCGCCTGAATAGCCAGGGATCCCTCCTGGCTATCTATCGCCAACACGTCGATCCCGTTCCAGAGATCCTTCGTGGGCGCATACATCGTTGCGGGCTTATAAACCGAAGCGACCGGCCAACCGAGCTGCCGGCACCACCTGATAGTTTTCCCGGAATAGTCAACCATGGCTAAGAAGATAACGATTGAGCGGTTCCTGCGGAAGGTCGTGAAGGTTGAGGAGGTGAAGGGGTCCAGGGCGGTGGGTGGGTGCTGGCTATGGACAGCATCAACCAACGGTGGCTATGGGCAATTCACCGCAGGGGGGAAGAACCGCCGCGCCCATCGATGGCTATGGGAGGTGGTCAACGGGCCCGTGCCCAAAGGCCTGGAGCTGGATCATCTCTGCCGAACCAGAAACTGCGTCAACCCCGAACACCTCGAAGCCGTCACCCACCACGAGAACGTGCTTCGGGGAGAGTGCGGCCTAGCTACCGCCGCGCTCAACAGAGCAAAGACCGAATGCCCACGGGGGCACCCGTACAGCGTCGAGAACACTCGTTACCAAGGAACAGGAAGAGCCTGCATTACCTGCATAACCCGCAGAAGCCGAGAGAGGTACTTAGAACTATGACCTACCTACTGAAGCCCGAGGGCGTGAGCCCGAAGCGGGCGCTGTCCGAACACGAGACCCGCATCGCGCAGCTCGTGCCCGACGCGCTGAACATGGCCATCATGCTGCGCGACGGGAAGATCCCCAAGGCCCACCGCAAGCGAGCCTCCGATGCCGTGTGCGATTGGCTCGAGGAGTCCGTCCTGATTGGCGGAGAGATCATCAACGCCACGCGCAACCTGGACGTGTTAGATGATGGGGAGACTCCGGAGCCCGACCGACCCAGCCACGAAGACGAGGATGAACCCGATCCCGAGCCCGATCCCGAGCCCGATCCCGAGCCCGGCCTACTCATCCCCGCGGAACCGCCTGAGCGGTCTATTGACGAGGTGGGCCCCTTGATGGGCTGGATGGAGCCCGGCCTGCTCTGCATCCGGAACCCCGACGGAACCGGGGCGCCCGCCGTCCCCTGCCACGCCAACTATGCAGCGAAGGCCGTCAAGCTCCTCGATGGGCGCCCTGGGATCATCGACGTGCGCGGCGATTGTTCCGCCGGCACCAACAGCCTCGGCGGCGCTGGAACGCCGTGGGCGGCGGATGGCGGCTACTGGGAGGGCAAGCCTCTACGCGTAGCCTTCCGGGGCGTCATCCCCGCGGCCACGCTGGGGGAGATCACGCTCCGTCAACGCATGAACAACGGCGATGAGCACGGCGTGGAGCTCCTGTGGCTGCAGAACCTCGCGGTCCAGGCTCGCTATCGATCCTGCATCGGGGCCCCCAAGGGGGATACCCTCGGAACGCTGGTCATGCGGGGCGTTCGGCTGAAGCCGTTCCCGGCGTCCAAGGCTGCCGGTGAATACGGCGGCTATGGGTTCAAGTGGGGGATGCGGTGCAGCGCGCGGATGAACTACGACATCGACGGGCTGATCTGCGATCCGGTGCAGGAACACGTGATCTACGTGGACTCGCCGTATGGGTTCACGCGGTTCTGGAACGTGACCCACCAGGACTCGTGGCGTACGGCCATCCAGGTGGTTTGCCGCTCGAAGGACAACCCAGGCCCCCCCGGAGGCGGGACCCTGTGGGTCAAAGACCTCTCGGCAACCTACTCAACGGAGGGCGAGGGCGGAGCGGCCTTCACTGTCGCGGGAGGGTTCGATGGGGACATCATCGCGGACGGCGTGTATGTGGTCGAGAACCACGACGGTAAGCATGTCCACGGGGCTATCGTCATCTGGGTTGACGCCGGGCCCAAGCACGGGGCGTACCTGTACGACGCCGCCGGCGTCATCGAGGGGGTCGTCGAGGATTACGTGGCCTACACGGGGGCCGTGGTGCTGAATAACCTCAACATATCCCTCCCTGCGGGAGATCGGGACGTGGTTGCGGTGAGGGGGGCGGCCCACACCCAGATCGGGAGTCACGCCATCAACAGCCCGAAGGCCCACTTCTCGTTTGACGGGCCCTACCAGCTCGCCGGAAACCTGGCGCGGTTCAACATGGGCCCCATAACCACGCTAGAGGGACTTCCTGAGCTGGTCCGGAATGAGAAGATCGAGTTTCTCGCCCCCGTTGACGACCCCAAGGTCCGCTACCACTAGACTCAGGCCGCAAGGTCTTCATTCATGAGAGCCCCCCGGTCGTTTGCATGGACGGCTGGGGGGCTTTTTTCTACGGTGCGGGCATGAAGCTGCTTCCCGCCTTCATCGCCTTATTCGCCTCCTGCGCCCTGCCCCACTACGTCGAGGTGGCGGCCTCCTACGGCCGCGGAGCCCTTGGCTCATCCCTGGACCACGAGTATGGCTCCGCGGAAATCCGAGCCGGGTACGTAGTAAAGCCCCTACCGGTAATCGTCAGGACGCGGTACACCCACGACCATGAAGATTTTATGCCTGGTTTGGTCCCACCGCTGGCCCTCGGAGGTGGAGATGTGGGGAATGATGGTCAAGAGGTGTCACCGGTGCGGAAAGGTGAAGGCCCGGACGATGACGGAGGGGGAGCGATACTACGCGAAGGCGCGAGCTCAGCGGGAGAGGCTCCATGGTGGGGGCGCGCCGCATTCCTGGCCCCCCTCGGAACGCTGATCGTCGGAATCATCGGGGCGTTCTATCACCGCGAGATCCGCGGCGCCGGCCGGAAGGTTTTCAAAAAGAAGCCGACCCGGGGTAAGTGAGCGGGATAGGTTTCTCGTGTGCAGCGAATCGCGCCGCACTCAACCCAAGGGAAAACTAAATGCTTCGCTCTATCCTCGCCTCGGCCGTCATCCTCTCATCCTCCCTCGCCGCGCAAGGTGTGGACCTCCCCCCTGCCTCCAGCGCAATGTGGGAATCCATGGCGGTAGCTCACGAGGTCTCCACGCCTCAGATGGGATTCCTCGCCACGGGCAAGTTCCTCGATGAGATGGGCGCTCACTATAAGATCGACCCGGCGTGCATTGCCAACCACATGGACCGCGTAGGGCTTCCGGGCCCGTCGAACTACTTCTACGTGGACTCCGACCCGTACAGCGGCTCCCCGCTCCTCCACAACACGCTGTACGTTTTCGACGCGGTGAAGTTCGGCCCGGTTTATGGCCGCTTCACCATCAAGCTCGGCGCCGGCTTCCCTGAACTGGGCTTGTGGGCTGCCACCTATCAGCAGGACCAGAAGGGCAACGACATACCCACGCTCCTCGACATCAGCCTCCGCGGCGCGTCCTTCATCTCCTCACTCGTGTTTGACACTGAAGACCCCCTGGCCTCGATGAAGGCGGAGTATGGCACCCGCCGAGGCCCCCAGGGAATCGCCACACTGGTTCCCGGTAAGTAAGTAGTTTTCCCCCGTAGCTTGGCCCGGCCCCCCTTCCCGAACTGGGGGAGGTCGGGCCTTTTTTCGTCCCCACTAAACCCTCCCTGGCTGGTAGGGTGCTCCCATGAAGGAAAAGAAGAAGCCTAAGTCCAAGCTCCTGCGCCCACGCGAAGCCGGCTACATCGCCCCCCTCAACGTGAAGACCCAACGCCCCCGCCGTTGGACCGCGAACGAGCTCCTGATGCGGCAGCACGTCATGGGGACCATCAACCAGCGGAGGTGGATGGTTTGAGCGCCTTATCGGATAACGCCAGGCGGCAGCTTCACATCTCCCAGCTGGAGCAGCACCTGGGTAGCATGCTGAACTCCATGAGCCTGGATGGAGAATCCCTCACCGACGCCATCCGCGAGCTTATCGACGAGAAGATACGCCTGGAGCTGGAGGTAATCATCCCGCGGCTCAAGGTCGGCGGCAGGGACCCCCTGAAGCACGACCAGGAAGTAACCTTCGAGCGGCCTCTGCACTGGGGAAAGCGATGACCGACGACGAGCTGCCCCCCTTCCCTCGCGATGACCACTACGATGCGAACATCGGCCGGCTAGAGACGCCTGAGTTCTGCGCCTGGTTTGACACGCGCTGCCCGCAGGCCGACGTTGAGCTGTCCTACCCTGGCGAGCTTGAGGACTACTGGACCCGACGCAGCTATTCCCTGCAGGGATGGGTCGCCGGATATGCGGTGGCGGAGGCCCCCGCCGCGCCGGCGAAGCCGAAGAAGAAGGCCGCGAAGAAGCGGAAGAAGAAGGCGGCCAAGCGTGGTTGATTTTGAGCGATTAATCAAGGTGCGGGTCGGCGAGCGCCTCATCTCCGCGGGGACCCTCGAGGAGATGGTCTTGTTCATAGACGAGCTCTCAGACGGCAAGTGCTCCTGCCCGAAGACCTCCGTTACCGAGGGGTGCGATAACTGCAAGGCCCGCATCCTCCAGCTGAAGCTCAGCCATTGACAACCTGTTTTTGGATGCCGCGGGCTCATCTCGCCGAACTACGCCTCTACAGGGGGTGGGTCTTCGGCCCCACGGCTGAGCGCCCCCGCGTGGTCCTGGGCCTGTATTCGGAAGGGGGGATGGCGGCGGTCTCTGTTCACGGCAAGGAAGCCCACGCCGTGCGGGCGTGGCATAGATCGCACCGGTGGGTTCCGCTGCGTACGCCCATGGGGTCCCTCTCGCGTGAAGATGTGGCGTGGATGACGTGGCTTCAATGAGGAGCGACATACGAGGTCTGCGAGGATTGCTACCGCTGTCTATGCGAAGCCCGCCGCGCCGGACGACGCAGGTTCACCGCCCGGGGCCTTCCGCACATCCTCCCCGGTAAGTAGGATCCCGGGTATGGATACTGAAACCAAAACGCCGATCCTCACGCCCCAGGTCCCTGCGGAATCCTACGAGCCGACAGGCCAGTGGGTAATCCTCAGACTCCCCGACACCCTCCAGGACCTCCTCGACCCCTCCGGTACGACGAAGAAGCTGGCCCTCCCCGAGGGGGTCACCCGGTCAAGCCTGGTTGATGAGCAGCTGGCCCAGGTCGAAAAGATGGGCCGGGGGTCCTGGGACGGCCGATCCCAGACCTGGATTCAGCCCCCTTTCTCCGTCGGAGACTGGGTGGTTTTCCCTCACAGGTGCGCCGAGGGCATCAAGGTGCTCGATGAGGCCGGCCTGGCCCTCGTCAACGCCTCCGATATCATGCTCTACGTCCAAGCCGGGAAGGTCTAACATACGGGTGGAACCGGGGGCTACGGCCCCCTAAGCTCCGCTCATGCCCCCGACACCTGAGGACCTCGAGAAGGGGCTGGACGGCCTGGAGCAGGAGGTTACACGCCTCAAGCTCTGGGTCGCTGAGCATGACGGCCGCATCGAGGCTTGGTGGGCCAACCAGCACGCCTGGAATGAGAAGATCGAGGAGCGCCTCTGCGATCTAGCCCTCAGGCTCTCCGCCGTGGAGAAGCGGATGATGTGGTGGGCCGGAGCCGCGGCGGGCGCCGGTGGGTGGATGGGGAGTTACTTCGGGTAGATGTCCATGTAGGAGGTTATGAACTCCGCCGCGAGCGGTGCGACGATCGCGTTCCCGTAGGCGCGCAGGCGTCCCATGCGGCCGGGAACCCCATGAGCCAACGGGAATGCGCCGGGTTCAATTGGCCGCCATCGGGAACTTTTAGGGTCGTGACAGAGGACCCATTCGTGACCGTCCCAGAAAGATGAGTTTCGTGGGGTAGCGGAGCGCGTCCCTTCAAGTGAGCCTTTGATCGCTTCTTCATGCTTGCTGTAGGCGTGGCCCACCCCGCCAGCATCGCTACTTCGTTGAGGGACCGTGAGTTCTTGCCGTGCAGGTTGCTCTTGCCACTCTTCCAATCCCTCGCTGCGCAGGTCGGCCACGAAGTACAGTCGTTGTCTTTTATGTGGAGCACCGACGCAAGCCGCGATCCCGTCCAGACGGGGCGGTCGTCTGGCCACCCGGCTAATCGTAAGGCGTGCGGCCATCCGCCGATCCCAGCAAATAGGTGCGTTTGACAAAACCTAGAGAGGGATTTAGGGGCGAGGCCCTGGATGGGCCGTTCGATAATTGGCCCGCTAGGTATGTGTCCGCCCGACATCAGGCCTCTCATCCACTCAGCAGCAAATGCTTCCGTTTCGTTATAAACCGCCATCGTCCGGCTCGTCATCGTTCTTCTCCAGCCACTCCGCGGCCCACCGCCCCGGGGGCTCGTCTACTATGTCCACCTCCTTGAGGTTGCCGGCGGGCCCCACGGTAAGCGCAGTTGTCGCGGTGTCCGGTATGTCACGCGCCGCCTGGCCGGCCTTCTCCCTGCCGCGGAGGATCTTCAGTATCTGGTCCAGCTTCCCCTCGATGCGCTCCAGCCTGGATTCGTTGGGGATCATGATGGCCACCATCCGCAGTACCTATTCATTCCGTATCCCCCGGCAGGCGCCGCGCTCTGCGCTCATCGGCCAGCTTAGCGCAACGCTTATGCAGCGTGCGTTCGAGCTTGGATGACACGTACAGGTATGTGCGAGCCTTGCGGTGATACCAGCGGATGGGGTATCCGCACCAAACGCAGTAGAGGGCGCTCATTCCTGCCACGGCTCCTTTTCTTCCGTCTCTTCCTGTTGCAGCAACCCCAGGGCCTGAAGTCGCTGCAGGATGGTGTTTGCCACGATGTTCGTGCAGCCAAGGACGCGGGCTAGTTCGCCGACATCCGCGATGGATCCAGTCTCGTTGACCCACATCATGGCCTCCTTGTCTTTACGGCTGAGGTAGTCGCGGTTTCTCATTCGGCTGCGAAGGCGGATGGCCTTCAGCTGTTCGGTGGTTAGGCGTGAGGGGTCCATCGTTGAGTCAAGCCTACCTGAAGAACCTCCGGAACGGGGAGGGTATCTGAAAGGGGCGTCGCGGGGGAGAAGATGCGGCATCGCTGCGCTCGCCTCTGACTCTATCGGGGTTTGGAGAGCAAGCTCTCTTTCCCGGAGGGGCCCTACATCGGGCCCCGGAACAGCTCGCTCTGCTCGCTGGAGACTGGGGCGCCGGGCTCGGCTCCCCGAGGCTCGGCAGGGCCCTCGCCCAAACACCCCCCCTCCCCCCGCAGATGCGGAGTTCAGAGAGGCCGACCTCCCGGGTTCTTTTTTTACCTCGCGCGCCGGGCCTAGCCCCCTGCGAGGGTTCAGCCCGCCTTACGGCGAGGTTGGGAAACCACCTGTTGGCGAGATGTGGCTGGCCATTCTCGATGCCAAGAAAACACCGGAGAGGGCATTGCGGAAGTTCCCCGCAAGAGCCACACTTGTTCCCGGTGTTGCTATTGACATTTCAGCACCCTAGCGCGCTTCACGGCGCGCCTCAAGACCGAACTCCCCCGGGGGTTTCGAAGGCTCGTCCTTGTGGCGGGCCTTTTTCGTATCTGTGGTGGTCTGCGGGGGCCGGACCACAATGGGCAGTAGGTCCAGTTTTCGGCCAGTTTTCAGATCCGAGCCAGATCCGAGCCAGATCCCGGCCAGTTTTCAGATCCGAGCGCCTTTCCTCCCCCCGTGGTAGGGTCGGGGGATGAATGACGACAAGCTCACGGCCTACGGCAAGCTCTACAAGGCCAAGATGGACGCGATGTTCTCCAGCGTTTTCGCCCCCGCCCTCGTCGAGGCCCGCTGCAGGGGCTCCCTGGAGGTCGTGTACGCCCCGGAGCTGGCGAACACCTGCATGGGGCGCATGGGAGGGGCTTCCGTCATGCGGCCGTCCCTGGAGCAGGCTCACGCCCATATGGACACCGCGGAGTTCGTGGCCTGGGAAGATCAGCTATGGGACGACGCCAAGGCGAAGTCGGCGCTGATCGACTGCCTGAGGAGCCGCGTGGAGGCCCTGTCGTGCTGAGCGAGACCGAGGACGTGCTGCTGGATGAGATGTGCGGAAAGGCGCCGCGGCTGATCAAGCGGGCGGCGGGCGTAGAGGCGGGCGGCGACGACATACTCCTCCTGGAGAGTACGGTGACCTCCCTCAGGTGGCTTGCGGTCCGCCTGGAACGGGTCTGGGGCCGATGAGCGACCTCGGCCGCATCCTCTCGAGCGAGGACAAAACCGGGGGCATGCGTGACTATTACGACGTGTGGGAGATGCTGGACAGGGATTCCATTGAGGCCGTGTACCGGATCCGGTTTGGGGCGAGGGCTCGCGTAAAGCTGGCGTATAGGGTGCAAAAGGGGATCGAGATGCCATTCCCGTGGGTCAAGCGCGAGATGGAGATGCGAGACATGAGCCTGGGGCGCATTCTGCGGACTCCTTGAACGGCGGGGCCGGAGGCCTACGATGCGACCATCTCAGTACCCTCCGGGTTGCTCAGGGGTCGTATCCCTCCACGCCCCCTGAGCGGCCCACCTCTCCTGGAGCCGCGCCGTGCATACCACCGAGCAAGTCGGGTTCTCAGAGCCCAACGTCCATTTCGTCCACACGCACCACAAGGTGACGTGCTATCTCGTCGAAGGGGATCCGTTCTGCGCCGATACGCGGCGTTGCACCTGCGGGGCGTACGGGTCGGTCTACGGTATGGACCGGTTCTCGTGGAAGAACCTCGTCACCACGGCGGGGGCCCTCTGGTACATGCAATGCATGCACCGGGGGCTCTTCGAGCAATCGTTTGACTCAGCAATCGTCCCCACCGTGAGCGACACGATTACGCCCACGAACGAGTTCCGCACGCTAGAGCTCGCCAACGGGGGCAGCGCGGCCCCCAACGTCGCCAACAATCGCAGCAACATGGTCGGGATCATCGGTTCCACGCAGAAGGAACCGAGCCAAACCCCCGAAAACTACCCCGTAACCGACGACGGAGACACGCTGAACACCGGCAGGGGGGCTGACGTGATGACCTACCGGTACGACTACGCGGCCGGGGACTTCAACGCCGTGGGGATCGCCGACCTGTGGATAACCAACCAGAGCCCCGGCGCCTCGGAGCCCATCCTGAACCACGCCGACGAGGCCTCGTTCCCCGGAGCCGTGGTCTTTACGAAGACGGCCACCGATACCCTGCAGGTGTCAGTCAACCACCAGGGCGCGCTCCCTTGATCCCCCCTCCCGTCTCCAGGGGCCGGAGACGGATGCCAAGAGGGGGGCCTATCAGGTCCTTCGGAGTGAACAATGGCAGCAGGTGACAAGGCAATTTACCGGGAGATAACGGCCGGGGGGACTCTCTCGGCCGTGGGTGGGCACATCCCCTGGGATACGACGGTAATTGAGGAAACCGGGTCCTTCTCCACGGATGAGTGGACGTGCGACGAGGCGGGGCACTATCTCGTATTCGGCTCCTACGTGGCCACGATTGCATCCGGGAACGTCCGGTCCGAGGTGCGCTCAGCCCTCACGCTTTCAGCCTTCGGGGTCGAGTTCCGGTCCCAATCGTGGGGCTCGAGGACCCTCAAAAACCAGCTGAACAAGGTCATCTGCAACTCCGCCGGCATCGTGACGATGCTCGTGGGGGACACGATGAAGCTCCACGCTCAGATGACGGGGAACTCCTCCCCCGCCAACCTGACGTTCGACGCGAACCGCTCCTACATGGGGGTGATCAAGCTGGACGATGACGCGGACTACATCCGCCTGCGCTCCACCACGGACTCCCCCGTGGCTACGGAAACGCTCCAGGTGTACGACGAATGGAACGTGGACGACGAGGTAGATACGGGGTCCTTCGGCTGGGTGGCCGGCGCCGGGGCGGAGTGGATCAGCTTCACGCAGCTCGGCTGGTATCTCGCCATCATCTCCCTCCACGCCCGCCACAACGACCCCTCCGCGGCCGTGCCCCTGTCGTGCGTCGCGGTGCTGGAGCTCGACGAGAACGGGGACAGCGTGACCATCACGGAGATCGCGCGGGTCACCACGTTCCTCGACGGGCAGGACGGGTGCGATGACGGCTACCTGAACTTCAAGCTGCCGATCGAGAACGTCGATGTGGACGCCCGGGTGCGCGTTCGATTCGAGCTCTCCGGCACGGGGTACTCGGACGACTTCACCATCGTGGCCGAGGCGACGACCTTTACCGCGGTCTATCTCGAGCGGCAGGATATCGACATCGCCGTGGGGACGATGACGGTGGACGACACGAGCGCGCCGAATCCGGCGGATCGGCAGGAGTTCGATACGTGGACCGTTGACGAGGACAGCCCCTCCGCGGACTCCTACACGAGCCTGGGCAACCCGAACCGCGAGCTGCAGATCGACACGAACGCCTTCACGCTGGTTTTCTTCCAGGTGAACTGCTCCAGGCCCAGCACCGTGGCCGTGGGGCAGCCGTTCAATTACCGATACTTCGTCCGCAATACGCTCACGGGGCCCTTGTACGGGGACGGCCGGTGCTTCACCCGGAACAACAGCGCCTCCCAGGGGAACGAGGCCGGCGAGCACGGAATGGTGGTGATCGAGGCGGACGACACGGAGGATTACGGGCTCCACATCTTCCGCAACACGACCTCGACGGACACGACGCTGCAGCTCGATCGGGATTTCACCTCGATCCAGTTCCTGGCCCTCGGGACCCTGTTCCCGAAGGTTGTCGAGGTGGCGGAGTCCGTGGAGTTCGAGGAGGGGATCTACACCTCCCAGGACAAGATTTTCCTCCCGGATACGGACACCGTGGAGTTTACGGAGGACCTCTTCTTCAAGCGGGGCCGGAAGGTGGAGATCGCCGAGACCCTGGAGTTCGCCGAGAGCCTGTTTATCTCGAGGGTCCTGCTGTTCCTGCCGGACGCAGAGACGATTGAGTTCAGCGAGACTCTCCACTTCTCAAGGGCCCGCCTGGTCATCCCTGCGCTGGAGGCCGTGGAGTTCGCCGAGAGCCTGGTCGTCCTGAGGGGGCGCAAGGTGATCGTAGATGAGGCCATCGAGTTCGACGAGGACGTCTACCTCGTCGTCGCGGTCACGGGAAATATGGTCTTCATTCAGGTGGCTACGGACACCCTGGAGTTCACCGAAAGCGGGGTGATTACCGATATCAACCTGATCCGCGTGCTCCCCGTGGCGGGGTATATCGCGGCTGGCGGGGCCGAGGAGGGATATATCGCCTCCAGTGAGCACGCCGGATACATCGCGGCGGGGGGCTGCGAAGAGGGATTCATCGCATCCAGTGCGCACGCCGGCTACATTGCCCCAGCGGGGGGCGACGAAGGACAGATCACCTCATCGCCCTACGAGGGGCGCTACTAGGACCCAGCCATGGCTCTGCGAGACATCGACCAGAAGAAGCTCATCGAGGGCACCGACAGCTGGAACGTCATGCGCTGGCGCCGGCAAAACGGCGATGACGTGCAGCGAGGGGACATCACCGGGTGGTCCCTCAAGGTCTGGAATATCGAGGATTCAGAGCTGGTCTACACGAAAGCGGTCACCGGGAACGCCGATGTGGCTGGGGAGTGGCTCTGGTTTGACGGCCTGCAGGCCGGGGATGGCTACTGGGATGAGCTGTCGGACAAGGGCTACAACAACCGACACTTCCTCACGGAGACCCTCGTCGGAGCCGGGGTGATGGTCGGCGGGTCGAAATACCAGATCGAGTACATCCTCGACTGCACCCTGGGGTCCCTTGGGAAGATGAAGAAGTTTTTCATCTGGGATATGGACTCGGGGCGAGCGTAAAGTGGTCGCCCAGCCCACCAAGAGCCGATATCCGGTAAAGCAGGGGCCCCCGTCATCGCTAAATCCAAGGGGCCGACCGGAACGCTTAGTGAGCTGGACTCAGGAAAGCCTACCACATCGGGCTTTCTACGGAGGGTTTTCGGACTAGGATCCCGCCATGGGTAAGATCAAGGCCGAGATGATGCGGAGCCTCGTGGAGGACTCGGGCGAGCTCCTCAACCCGAAGAACGGGAAGGAAAGCCCCGACAGCACGCCGCTGGTTGGGTATATGCGCGAGCGGCTCAGCGCAACCGACGGCCACGGGCTGGCCAAGTTCTACGGGAAGAACACGCGCTCCGTCGTGGATCGGCTGATCCAGGTGGCCCGCGGAGACCTCCTCGAGAAGCTCCTGTCCATGGACACCGATAAGATCGAGGCGAAGGATCTGCATATCGCCTTCGGCCACGCAACGCGGATGTGGCTTGAGGCTACGAAGCTCCTGCTTGCCTACACGGCTGGACGCCCGCGCGAGCACCGGGAAGTGGAGTCCGACGTGGAGCTCCCCGAAATCATCGTCATCGGCCCCGATACGCCCGATGTAGTGATGCCGCTGCCGGAGAACGAAAAGGCTATTGCGGAAAACCTACCCCCCACGTAGGGTTGGGTGATGAAGCAAGAATCACTCAGCCTGTCCGGGAAAGGCTGGTCCGCTCACGCAACCGTCGGCCGCTCAGGCAAGCGCGGCGTCTTTCGCATCTCGGTACACGACTTCCACCGAGAGGGTGTCTACGTTCATGACGT